CTGGGTTTCCAGGACGGGCACGCGCAGCGTGACGACAGCCTTTTGGACGGAACCGGACCCACGCTTGAGATTCAGAAGAATCTCACTCTCTCCGACGATCGGAACCGCCGCATTCCCGTTTTCACGGTAGTTCGGCGGATTCGTTGCGACGGGTTGAAACGTGTGGGCAACCGGGGTTGCTTTACCGTCATTGATTACGATGGGCGCAATTGCGGCCATTGTCTATCTCCAAAGTGGACTACGAACCGGTAGCCAAACGGTCCTAGCGACGTGCTAGGGGTACTCAAAAACCACAGCACTTAGGATGCCACATCACATCCGGCGGAAGGCTTGATGTAACAAAGCCGACGCCGCTGAGACTCTACGCAGACTCGCGTCGAAGCTAATCAATGATTGCCTCGGCCCGTTGCCGGTATAGACCTCAGGGGGTAATTCCGATGTGATAATGCGTGACATGTCCGTTCTCCTCCTCCAGTAAAGGCCACTGGTTACACTACGCGTTGTCGCGTGGTACCCAGGAATAAAGGCATTTTCTGGAACCGTCATCCCGCAAAACGACTTCAGCACATCAGTGCGAACATGCCGACCTACAGGTATAACCTTTAGGGCTTCATGAGCAGCAATGATGTCGCTGATAGGAAGGAACCAGTCGAAGAGGAAACTGAATGGGATCAACTCCCATGCAATCGCCGCTGGATTGGTTAACCCAAGCCGAAAGGCCCAGGAAACTTCCTTCGTTGATAAGCGGGTGAGATGATAGACACGCCTTTGGTTCAACTGCTGCCAAGCCCACCCCGTCCCTTCGAAAGTCGAAGTAACGTAGCGGACTGGCGCCCCCTCAACGCGATCCGAAGTTCGGATCGAGGGGTTGTGAACATAAGGCTTCTCTACCAACTCGGCGGCTGCAAAAATATCTTGCAGCAGGGGGACCCAGCCATAGTGAAGCTCCAGGAAGGATCCTGAAACGTCACCCGAGTCTAGCTTACGCTGAGACCGGCGCGATGGACGCTTGGAACTACCGAGCGCACGTAGAGCATCACGGAGGTTACCCTTACGTACATGGCGCATAGCTGTTGCGAACCCTATCATACGATCAGCGATCATATGCCAAGATTCGCGTGCTTCACCAGCCGTCACTGCGAGGTTAAACTCGCTTTGACGGTACTTCTCCAGCAGGTTAGCGTAGGACTTATAATTACTCATAAGTTCTACAACCCCCGGCCGGACGAACGCCCCAAGGCCTATCATATGCGTATTGGTTACGGGATATCCTTCGATATTCCGAAATTTATACGATATGGGACCATTCCATACCGACTCGTACTCCGCCGTGTAAAAGTTATCCTGTAGGATACCTTGTGCGCGCAGAGAACTTGGCGTATCGACACCAGAGCAAGCCGCATAATCGCGGAAGTATGCTCCATGTGGAGATAATGGATATGTCCGATCATAGGCTTTTGTGGACATGGTGAAG